CCGTCCCCATCGCTCACAGGGTGGGTGTGCAACAACCGGGTAAGGCCCCTGGTATCGCCTGGCGTCCCGTTCGATGTCCCACGGGTCCACTCCCGGCAGGCCGAAGTAGCATCCGTTTTTCTCAACATACAAAGCCGCGATCAAGGCCCCTCCTCTTTTTGGTTCGTGGCTCGTCCTCCATGTCCCATGGCGGTGCCTACATGGGATACCAGTGCGTCGGAAGTTGCGCCCCCTCCAGCTTTTCCTGGCCCACACCGTTGCTGGCGTAGGACCACCAGCCCTCCCACTCTTCCAGGCGGTCCCAGCCAAAAAAGTACTGCCCGAAGTCTTCCCATTCCTTGCGGCTCCTGTACCACGCGGGACGCACTACGGCCACGCCCGCGTGGTACGACAACACCAGCACCTCCGTGCCGTCTCGTGGGGCTGTGTCAATCGGCAACCATGCGCCAAGCCATGCGCTCGACTCGGACCGTGCCTCGGCGTTCTGGTTCGTCATCTCGGTTCCTTTCTCCGGCAGTGCCGGTTAGCCGGTCGTTGGGCTGTTAGCCGTGTTTTCGGAAGCCACTCTTCGAGCCACTTCCTCACCTCGGCATTGCTGGTAGGCCGGGCGCTAGCCATGGTCCGCCCGTATTGGTAGAACTCACACCATAGGCCGCCTTCGTCGTCGATCCACACCGAGACGCTGCCCATTGAGCCATTGCAGGATACGATCCGGTAGGTCCTTAGTTTGCGCATTACCGACGCTACGCTGTCGGCAAACGTGCCCGTGATCCTACCCGCTACGCCTGGGAGCCCTTCATAGAACCCGAATTCACACATTCTATCTGCTCCTGCGCCCAACCGGGCGGTCAACCGGACCCCCGCATCCGGCGCTTGGTTTCAATCGAGCTGCCGGTCGTTGGGCTCTCACCGCATTCCAAACTGGATTTCAAACGGGTGCAGCCATTCCGCCTCTCTGAGACAAGTAGCCGGGAACCCGTACTCCGCGCAGGCACAGTGCTCACCGCAGGGCTCAGATACTTCGTGAGTGACAAGAATCCCCAGCTCAAGTGCCTTGTCCTTGATACCGTCACCGTCAACGTCTCCGATGGAATCCCTGTAGGATGCGTTGAGGCACCAGAGACCGAGGCGCGCCAGCCTCAAAAGCTGGTCATTGCGGCTCGACTCAGACCCCGCCCCAACCGTCTTTGGCACTTCTGTGAAAGGCATAGTGTGTTCGTCCATGTCGTTCCTCCTTGGCCCACAGCGGGGCCGGTCAGCTTGAAAGTTAGGCGCGATTTCTACGCCGTTCCGCTTCTCGCATTTCTTCCGCCAAGAAAAGCTGCTCATATTTCTCTCGCGCTTTCCGAACATCTTCTCTTGCACTAGCCAGCGTCTCGATTGCTTGCTTCTCTCTTTCTCGGTAGTAATCAAGGGCTTCCTTGGCCCTTCGCAAAATGGTCTGGCTTTCGGTTTCCATCGCTTCTCCTTTGTTGTTTTTCCATCCGCTCAACTGCTCGTTTCAGAGGACCCCGCTGGGCGCTGCACTCTGTTGTTGGGAAGCACCAACGCCCTCACTCCGCAAGCGCGGCGGCTGCGCGGGTGAAGGCGCGGCGTGCTGCTTCTTCCGGCCCCCTGCCGTCCGCAAGTTCTTCGCTGTACAGGCGCGACGCATCCGGATCAAACAGCAGACCCAACCTCACCGCCAGACGCAAGGCGGCTCCGTCGTCTTCGAGGGAGTTCCACCACCAGCCCGCGCCGTCAGTCATAAAAATCGCGGTCACGTTCGTCCAGTCGCCGTCAACGCACAAGCGCTCGGTTCGGTACTCTCCGTCAATCCCCGCAGCCTTCGCGGCGGCTTCCAGCAGTTCTCTATCTGTCATGTCGTTCTCCTGTTGGTAGCGGTCGGGCGCTACTCGTTGTCGTTGCTCACTGGCTGTCCACGTTTCGCAACCGTCAGCGTGTAATAGTCAGAGCCCCATCCCTCCACATCGTAATCTCCAATGTGATCTGGTTCGTCCCAAGGAAGCGACAGCCTACGTGCAATCTCTCGATCAACCGCATCTTTGGCCTCGGCCTCTGTCTCGGCGACGACAAACCATGAAAGTTCGCCGTGCCCTTTGGGCTGCCATGCGTAGAGCTTCAGTTCCTCGCCCACATCGTCGCTCAACTCGGAACACGCCCCAACCGTCTTCGGTCCTGCTGTGAAAGGCATCATGTGTGCGTCCATAGATTGTGTCCCCGTCAGGTATCACTTGCGCTTGAATTTCCCGGTGATTAGATCGAGCACGGTCCAGAACAATCCAAAGAACAGGATTGCTCCGATCGCTGCCCATATCGGACTAGTGTGGTGGTTCATGTCTCCTCCAGATGGGCTGGTGAGCTTGTGTCGTTAGGCGCTACGGCTGTAGCGCCTGCTTCATGTTGCGTAGTGCTTCTGTCCACGTCTCACCAACGAAAACGCCGTGCAAAGGATGCTCGATTGAGTGGCGCTCGGTCCCGTCCTCTAAGATCTCGACCTGATGCCAGATCCTAACGGGCAGGAGCACTACCACGTCCTTGGGCTTGGATCGAAACTTCACTTTGCCGACTTCGTGGCTGGACTTGTGCATCTCGCCTCCTTGTCCCACGGATTCAGACAAACTGTGTTTCCTGGTCTGCACGCTACCCCACTTTCATGTGAAGTTTTCCACGGCGGGAAACGTAGACGTACATCGTGCCGCAGCCTTCTGCTGCCTCAGTGAGACGGTCGCCGACTTCACCAAGCCCGCGGTCCCAGAAGCCTGTTCCGTGACCGTTGCGCGTGAACCAAAAGTCGTACCCGCACCGCTTCATGTCGAGTCCGCGAAGATCCTGTATATTGGAGTCCACAAAGTCTCGGCACTCCTTTTCGGCGCGGAAGATTTCGTGAACCGTGAAGTCGTACACTGAGGGGTGTCCGTCTCTGCACTTGTTCTTGTTGGGATCGTCTTCGCTGATGCCACACCACGCGGCACATTCCAGATAGCCCATCAGGAACTCCTGGTAGTTGGGCTTTTCGTCCATGAGCTTGATTGTCATCGCACCCTCCTCTCACACAGGTTCCGCGGCACCAAGATCGACGGAGTATTGGTACCAGAACTCCACCTTGCGTATCTTTTTCTCGATGCACGCTGCGCTGTTCACGCGGTCCGGATACCCAAACCCAAACTCGGTGTTGAGCATTTGCAGCACACCCATCAAGTCATCGAGTTCTCGGTGTATCCGTTCCAAGTTTGTCGCTGGCGTTTTGCCGCCGGTGTCGTACACCTCGGACAAGCCGAACTGCGCTGACTTCAGCGCTATCTGCGACACCTCAGCCGCCTCCTCGGCCAGCTTCACTAGAAGGAATTGTGCACGCGTCATCATAGAACACCTCCGTCGTCGGACTTCTTCCTTGGGGTTCTCCGCACCGCGCTCGCTGGCGGGGCTGGAGTGGTTGTGGAGGACTCCGCTGCTTCCGCCGCGCCTCCGTACACGCTTGCGATCTCATGGGTGGCCGCCGCTACTTGTCGCTGCAAGCGGGCGTTCAGCATCTTGGCCTCCTCCACCTCCTCGGCCCGCAATGGCTTTGACGCCAACGCAAGTCCGACTAGCCGAAACTCCTTGCGCGATAGGGACAGCTTTATCGTAATGTCCATAGAAACCTCACCCATGGCTGCGCTCCTTGCATCGCGTGGGCATGATGTATCGTCGGCATCTTGCACAGTACCAGCCTCGCACCATGGCACCTCCTACCTCACACGCAACCCGCGTAGTTGCCGGTAGCCAGCACACAGAACACCTTGGGTCACGTGCACCGCCCTTCGTGTCGATGGTGTCTTCCTCTTGTTCCGACATCGCCAGGAGGGCTGACTTGGTAGTTTTCATCATGACTCCTCCTCCTCCTCGTCCTCGTAACGCTTGGTTGCTTCGGCCCGTACTTCCTTGAATTTGCGACTGCCCATTGGTCGATCCGAGAACCAAAGATCGCGTACCCATTTTTGCGTCACCTCCGACCTGGGCGGTACCGGCATTTGTCGGTCGATGAGCCACGGCCTAACCTGTCGGCCATCCGGTAGGACTAGCTGCTGCTGATTCCCGAGCGGTCGCATGTATCCCGCCGAGTGAAGGGCGCGTGTGATGCCGTTCTTGCTCCACATCGTCTTGCCCTGTCCTAGCGCAAGCACAAGCACCTCCTCCGAAGTCATCAGCTTCTTGGCTCCGTTGTACTGGCTCACGCTCTCGATCCAATCCATAAGATCGCTGCGCCCTTCCTCGATCATCGTACGCTTGGAATCCGTCATGGGCGCGGGAGCGTGTGGATCGAAACCCCTACAGTCGAGGTGGAGTAGGTGGTAGTGCAACGCCTCGATCCCCGCCTTGCTCTTGTACCAAGGATCGTACGTCTTGCGATACCACCCGAGCGGCAGCGGCATTCCGCGGATTTCGTTCACAAAGAACCGCCTATCGGCATTCTCGATGAAGAACGCATCGCAATGCTGCGACGTGAAAAGGTAGTTGACGCAATCGGGAATCTCGTACGTGGACACGTACTTCTGGTTCACCGTCGCCTTTAGCTGTGTGATCATGCCCTTCAGCTTGTTGGCGAGCTTGCGTCGCATGAGGCCGTCGGTGCCCGTGATCTCGTCACCGAGGATGAACTGTTTGTTCACCATGAACGAGTTGAACGTGGACTCGATGTCGTGGTCCTTGATCTCGATGTAGTTGTCACCGTAGATCCTGCCTAGCGTGTAGCCGATGAGTGACTTGCCCGTTCCTTGCTTGACGGACCATAGGACGCAGGCCGTGTAGAGCTTGGTGCCGGGGTGTTGGATTGGGTACGCACACCACTGCTCAAACCACTTGCGATCACGTGGGTCCGCGTCCTTGAACGCGTAGTCAAGGAGCTTCGTCCACGGCTCGACGTCTCCCTTCACTGGGTTCGTGCCCCATCCTTTCCACATATTGTACTCTTTGGATGAGGTGATTTCGCCCTCTCCCGGCCTGTACGTCATCTTCTCTGCTTCGGCGCGGCCTTCCCACTTGATCCAGTCGGCGGGAACCGACGCTTCCACGCGGCGTAGCGGGTCCTTCTCCGTAGGCGACGCCTTCCAGTAGACGCGGTTGGCGTAGAGGGTGTGGACGAGTGTGTTGGTGTCCACGCGCTGGCCCGTAGCCCGTATCACGCACACGCCCGGATCGCGTATCAAGATGACTTCGTTGTTGAACTCCCGAAGCGCCGCACTCTTGCTCCACTCCTCTGCCTTGCCTAGAAGGCGCATGAAGCGCTTGACGCCTCCGCGCCTGGACATCAGGTAATCGTCGATCCCTGTCTTCCCTCCCTTGGAGAGCGCCGGTAGTCGTGCGATGTAGACCTTCGCGCCACGGCGATCAAGCTCCCTTGCCAACGCGCATTCGGCCTGCATGACCTTGGGGTTCGTCGTGGCGTCCGAGTCGAAGCAAAGGAACGTGCTCCTCCCCTGCCATTCGATCTGTTCAAGGTCCTCGATGAAGTCTCTTTCCTTCTTCTTGCTTTTGAATGACCAGACGCCACCGAGCCCGATGGTTGGGTAGCCTAGCTTCGTTGCACACGCTGCCTTCAACTCCCCTTCCGTAACGATGATGGACTTCTTGGCGTCCTCGATGCGCGTTGCCCAGTCTATGAGAGGAGGAAAGTACACCGCCACGCCGGTGCCCTTCGGCTGGAAATACTTGCCCTTCTTGCGGTTGGTAAGGAAGCGGAATCGCCAGAATGGCAGCTCTTCGCCGTTGACGGAAAAGTAGGGAATCTTGAACCCTGCCTCGTCAAAGTTCGTCGCCTCGCCCGCTTCAGCCTCGTCCATGGGCTGCATCTTCAGCTTGCGGGCGTCCTTCTTGTCGAGTCCGCTTGCTGCCAGCTTCTCTAGCATCAGGGACTCTACTTCGTCCTTGCCGGTACGTTGCTTCGACATGCCTAGCACCTTGGAGGATTGGGATTGCCCTGTTTGTATGTGGCGGCGGTTGTGTCTTCGTGAGTGGTGGTGGCGGGCGAAGTCACTTTTTCAGTGCTGCCACGGCTACCGTTTTCGCCGCTCGCCCACTTCCTCGCCTCGTCGACATAGCGCTTCTCTTCGGCAAAGTCTCCGTCCTGCCTAGCGAGACCCGCCATCTCCCAGCACTGATTTTCCTTCATCCTCCTGTACGCGGGATCGCTCTCCATTTCTTTCCGGCGAAGTCCGTCCACGTCACACCTCCTCGCCCAAGGTGATGCGCATGAAGTTCCTGGTTTCCTCGGGGAAGTACTCCATCATTCCGTCTGTGTTGTCGGCGACGATGACGTGAGGTGGCGGCGCCATCTTGGCAACGCTGATGCCGGTGCGTGTGTAGACGGACCTTGCCATGACAAGGCCGCTTATGGCGTCTAGCTGCTTTGCGTTGGTCGGCTGGCCGACGATAATCAGCACACCGCGGCTCGACTCAGTATTTGTGGAGAACTCCACGCCCGTCGTGACCATTCCCACACGCAGCACGTCGGCGCTGCCCGCGAAGTGCTTCGCGGTCTCGGTGGCGAGCGTAACCACATCGAAGTCGGGCGGTGCCGTGATCACCAATGCCTTGCCGCGCGAGAAGGCAAGCGTGGCGTGCTCACGGGCTCGCTCCAGATCCTCCTTCGTCGGCTGGCGCTGTGCCTTGGCGGGGTCGCTCTCGGTACCGACGAGGCCCGTAGGTACGTCCTCTGTCTTCCGTAGCGAAGTAGGTGAGTCTGCTTTGTCTTTGAGAAGCTGGTCGATGAGCTTCCCTACGAGCTTCTCGACGAGATCCTCGGCGTGCTCCGTAGTGACGGTCACGTGCACCTTGTCGGCTGCGCGGTACACACCAAGGATGGTGATGGGACGGTCGCTTTCGATGGGAAGCGCCGTCTTCCTTGGAGCCTCCGGCTCCGTCTTCTCTTCCACTGCGTCATACGCCGCAAGTTGCTTCTTGTGGGCTTCGTCGGAAATGAAGTCGCGGTGCCACGTTTCGAGAGGATGTGCCCAGCAGACCTCTCTGTGCCGCGTGTCCTCGTAGACCACTTGTGGCGTGTAGATCACCTGCGGCGTGTAGTCGAACGAGCCTTCACCGCCACTCGCTGCATTCGCTACATTGGCGACCACTGACACCAACACGGAAGTCCAGGTGTCTCCAACGCGCTTCCACCAGTACGTTCCGGGACGCGGAGGGTCCATCTTCGAGGCCGTGGCGGGGCGTCCGTGATCCGGTCCCGGCATCGTTGCGCCCCCTGCCTGAGAAGCCGCCTTGCCTTGCCCGCCACCACGCGGGCAGCCGGGACCGGATGGCCCAAGGTTCCTTGTTTCACGCGCGTTTGTCAAGATACCTCCTGTGGGAGACGTGCCCTAGAGTCAATGCCGGGCTGGGTTTGAGGCTAGATTTTTTTATATTTTTTTTATATTTCAAAATATAGGAATTCTCCAAAACCGTCCAAAAATGGCCAAAAACACGCAAAAATCGGATTTTTTTGGAACGCACTCTTTCCCAGAATTATTTATATTTTCGCGGTTCATCGCTAGTTAGCCTCAAAAATAATTGTGGGATTTTGAGACACGCTGTAACGTAGTGGTGGTGGGCATTTGTCACGATCCGGCGGTTTCCGGCTCGCGTGGACCTAGTATAGCACCATTTTCTAAAAATTATTAGCACCGCCATGTCACTACTTATGCACGTTTTGGCGTGGCAACACGCATTCTCCGGAAATTGAGACAATTTTTTCACACCCTGTAACGTAGCATACATCACATTGACACCCTTTTTAGTTTCTATGCCGAACGTTTGTTACAAGTGGCTTGTTTGGAAGTAGCGCTATCCAGTGGAGTTATACCGCTAGTTACACGAAATTGTCCTTCGTGAGCGGCTAGTTAGCGAGACATGCGGAAAGTGAATATTTGAAACGTAATGGTGGCGCGGGTTTATGCACTTATTCGATATTCACTTTGTTTTAACTCTCTTGTACATTGTACTGTACCTTCTCTCTCTTTCTCTCTCCCCCCTTAATTAAAAAATAGAATGAATAATTGAATAGAACCGGCGCAGACCCGCGTAGTTATTGGGAAATTCAATTATTCACGGACTCCAAAATTTTCGCTCCCGCATTGAATAGGGAAATTTTCTGCTGAAATTTGCGCCCACAAGTAGCTGACAGTAGGCTTGTTATACGGCTAGATAGTCATTGTGACTCCGGCGGACCGGCTCGGAACTGAATAGCCGACGCCATTTGCGCCGCAAATGGCGCTAAAAACGCCGGGAGGCACTCCATAGCCACAAGGTAGGCTTGACACCGGCTCCGTGGGTTCTAGGCTGTACCAGGAGCGATGGCGGGGCATTGGAGGAGCGACATGGGCGTAGCGGTGAAGGCCGGGAAAAAAGGGAGCGAAAAAGACCCGACACCGCCTCTGCCCAAAAAGAAGCACAAGAAGACAGGAGAGAAAGTCCGCGAGAACGCGAGCAGTGTCGTTGGGCACGACGCCACGGAAACGGCGAAGCAGCGTGAGAAGGAAGCGAAGCGACTCGGGAAAACGTTGCGCTCACGCATCGTCGGCCACGCAGATGTGCCGCTTGGCCACATCCACCCGCACAAGATGAACTACAGGAAGCATGGGGCTGCCCAGGTTGCCGCGCTCAGTGGTTCGCTGAACGATCTCGGCTGGGTGAAGTCCATTCTCGTCTCGAAGCGGACGGGAACTATCCTCGACGGCCACGCACGCTACGAGGAAGCGATCCGGCGCAAGGAACGCACTGTTCCGGTCGAGTACGTGGATCTGTCGCCGGAGGAAGAGAACAAAGCGCTGGCGCTCCTCGATCCGATCACGGAGATGGCAACGCGCGATGACGCGATGTTCGGCGAACTTCTGAAGACGCTATCTAGCGCTGATGAAGAGATGAAAGACACGCTGGAAAAGCTCACGAGGCAGACGGAACTGAAAGACTCTCCATTCGATGGTGGCACGCTGGAGACCAGCACGAAGATCCTCGAGTACACGACGGAGGTGTTCTTTCCCAGCACGTCGAAGTGGGGCATCCCTGACCTCAACCCAGACATGCTCTATTCGGGCCCTGTCCCCACCTCAACGTGGCCGTACGACGAAAAGGACAAGAAGGACCCACAGCTCTACATCTTCGGCGAAGGCGGCATGGACGAGCGCGTCACGGGCAAGATCTTCGCGTTCTACACGGACGATTGGCGCTTCGAGAAAATCTGGTCAGAGAGCGTGGACACCATTCGCACCATCGTTCCGCTGAAGCCGCTGGCCGCGTGTCAGCCGGACTTCTCTCTATGGGGCACTGACCCGCTTGCGGTGCAGCTCTACAACCTCTATCGCGCTCGCTGGATTTCGCGCTACTGGCAGGAGGCCGGTATTCCGATCATTCCTAGCATCGCGTTCTCGTTCTTCCCCGAGTGCTTCGAGTTCGTCACCCACGGCCTGCCCAAGCACATTCCCGTCGCTAGTGTGCAGTTCAGGTCTGACGGCAACTCGAAACAGCACGTGCAAGCACGACGCGATGCTGTCGATCACTACCTCTCGCACTCCAAGATCGACCAGATCATGGTCTACTCCACGGAGAAGACTTTCGATCTCACCGTGCCCCATCTACCCAAGGGGCCGAAGTACATCCGCTGCATTCCGTTCTCTGATGCGTGGTTCATCAACGGGCAGAAGATGAAGGCAGCGAAAAAGGCCGCGAACATGGCTCGGCTCAAAGGGTCCGAGAAATGATCGCTGCATTCCTTTAACCCGCGCCTACCGGCGCAAAGACGTAGGAGGGCAAGATGGGCAATTCTGCTGGCAAGGGCGCGGCAAAGGCGACTGTGGGCCGTCCCAAGGCGACCACGGTCGGGCGTGTGAGCCGACAGAACGTCACAGGCATCACCGGCACCGCTGGCCGCACGAAGACCGTGAAGACGGGCCGCAACAAGAAAGGCAAGTAGTAGGTTCCTTTAACCCGGACTGGTACGCCAGTTCAACCACGCGCCCCACACCGGCGCAAAAAACAAGGAGAAACACCATGGGCAATTCTGCTGGCAAGGGCGCGGCCAAGGCGACTGTCGGTCGTCCCAAGGCAACGAAGGTCGGGCGCGTTGCGCCCGGCAACTTCACCTTCACGTCGAGCAAGACGGGTTCGGGCTTCCCTGGCGCCTCTGCGAACACTGGCTTCCTCCCCGGCGGCCCCAAGAAGAAGGGCGGCAAGAAGGGCAAGTAGGACACGCACCACCCTCGTCCTGGCGGGCGATTGAACAAATAGGCGTGCCGGAGTCACGCGTACAACCACACAAAGCACAACGCCCGCCAGGGCCTTTCTATAGGAAACAGAGATGAGCGCACAGATGAGAGCAAAGGTCATGGTCAACGGAGTGCAGGAACATTTCGCTGACCACACAAATATGGACAAGTGCGGTGAGACGCTGACCATGGCGCCTGTGTGCAAGAACGGCGCCTACCCGCAAGACGGCAGCGACGAAGACAATTCTTTCGCAATGTGGACGCCGAGTGGCAGCATCACGTTGCTCGTCAACAATCCCGCTCTGTGGGGAAAGTTCAAACAGGGCGACAAGATGTACGTCGACTTCTCGCCTGCTGAGTAACACCAACCAATCGCGCAACGCTGGGATCGCACATGGCCACTGTCAAAAAGAGAGACATACTTCCGAGGCGAAAGATCAAGTCTGTTCTCGCTAGGAAGGTGCCCGTGGATTTTCGCACGGACGTTCCCGATACCGTCTCTTCCAAGCACAGGTCACACGATCCTGAGTACACCAAGCGCGTCTACCAAGTCATGTTGCTGCGCAAGGGCGGGGCCTCCTACGCCAGCATCGCGCACTCGCTCGGCTGCTCGGAGAGAGAGGCCGCCGCCATCGTGCGTCGTGAGATGGACCGCGTTTACGCGCACATTCAGGAGCAGGCCAGCAGCCATCGTCAGCTTCAGCTTGAGCGGCTCAACGACATGTTGCTTGCGCAGTGGGCTGGGCGCAACGACCCGCGACGCGCCGCCACGCTCCTTGCAATCATGGATCGCATGGACCACCTGCTCGGCATTGCCTCCGAGCGCCTTGAGGTGGTCGATCCACGCAAGAATCCGTTCGACAGCAAGCCTACCGAGGAAATCGATGCGTTCCTCTACTCACGGCTTGAAGGACTGAAGAAACCTACGCCAATCGATGGGGAGTAGCCGTGCTTGAACTGGAGACGCTAAGCCGCGCCGAAAAGTTGAGCATGATTGACGCCATACGCGCCAAGGCGAAGCGCGATCTACTGGCGTTCATCCTCTGGACGAAGAGCGACTACAACGCTGGCTGGTTTCATTACGAGTTGGCGGCAAAGCTAGACCAATTCCTTCAAGATGTCATTGATCGCAAGTCTCCGCGCTTGATGATCATGGCCCCGCCTCGCTCGGGCAAGTCTGAGATGGTGTCCAGGCGGTTTCCCGCGTATGCGCTAGGGCGCTACCCTGACCTGACGTTCATCGCAACCAGCTACTCGAATGATCTCGCGTCCATGATGAATCGTGACGTGCAGAAGATTATTGATCAGGAAGAGTACGCGCAGTTGTTCCCCGACACCACCTTGAGCAGTTCGTCAGTGCGCACTGTTACGTCCAAGGGCTCGTTCTTGCGCAATTCTGAACAGTTCGAGATTGTGGGCCACAAGGGTGCGTACAAGAGCGCGGGCGTGGGAACGGGCGTCACGGGCCGTGGAGCACGCGTGTTGATGATCGATGATCCTGTTAAGGACGCGCAGGAGGCGTACTCTGTCACTACGCGTCAAAGTATTTGGGACTGGTACGAGACTACACTCAAGACTCGCGCAGAGCCCGGAGGCGGCATTCTGTTGATCATGTGTGTCACTGGCGACACTCCGGTGTTGATGGCCGATGGCACAGAGAAGCCCATGCTTGATGTTCGTGCTGGCGATGAGATTGCAACGTTCAATAAGGGTGCGCTGTCAACGTCGTTCGTAAAACATTGGAAGAGCCAAGGTTCTGATTTCTGCTATGAAATCAGAACGAGTTCAGGTAGGCTTGTGAAAGCGAACGAACGCCACCCTTTCCTCGTTCGCAGGAGCGAGGCGCTTGTATGGACAAGGCTAAGAAATCTCAAAGTGGGCGACAAGCTAGTGTCAGTTACGGCCACTGGCGCGGAGTTGAGTGCTCTGTCGATGGGTGTACGGAGCCAGTCAGTTGCAAAGGACTCTGCAAATCTCACTACAACAAAACCCGCTGGGCGAATGGTGTGCGACCGCCTTCAGTCAATCCTGAATCGCGCAGGGCGTCGCGTCTCAAATATCGCTACGGCATTACTGCGGAAGAGTTCGACGCGCTTCTTAAACAGCAGGGAGGAAAGTGCGCCATTTGCCGGAAGCCACCTACCAGTCAAAACACAAGGGCTCATTGGGACGCCAAGCTATGCGTTGACCACGACCACCGAACCGGTAAGACGCGAGGACTCTTGTGCAACGACTGCAACCTCGCAGTTGGCTACGGAAAGACTTCACGAATTCTCAGCGCTGCCGCCGAATATCTACGACTTCACCGAAGATGAAATTTGCGCCATCGAGCCCGTTGGTGAGCAAGAGGTCTTCGATATTGAGGTAGAGGGCACAGAGAATTTCATCGCAAACGGCTTGGTGGCACACAACACTCGATGGCACGCCGACGATCTAGCTGGTCGGTTGCTCACGGCCATGGGCAAGGGCGGCGAGAAATGGGAGGTTGCCAAGTACCCGGCCATTGCGGAAGAGGACGAAAAGTATCGCCGCAAAGGTGAGGCGCTGCACCCCGCACGCTATCCCATCGAAGCGCTGAACCGCATACGCTACGGGTCTGGTGACATCGACGAAGTAGGCACGGGCTCTCGTGTGTGGGCCAGTCTCTATCAGCAGAGGCCGTCTGCCGCAGAGGGTGTCATCTTCTTGCGCGACAATTGGAAATATGTCTCTGGGCCACCCGCCGATGTACGCATTGGTGGCGATGAGGTGGAGAGGCTGAAAGTCTTCTTCCAATTGGAGCAGATCATTCAGTACTGGGACACGGCGGCAGGCGGCAAGCAGAGCAACGACAACGCGGCCTGCGTCACCATGGGCATAGCCAAGGACGGCTACGTCATGCTCGATCTGTTCTGCGAGAAGATCGAGTTCCCTGAGTTGGAGCGCAAGGTCGAGCAACTGTACGACAAATGGCGACCGTCGCAGGTGGGCATCGAAGGTGGCGGCTCTGCCACGGGCAAGGCGGTCATACAGGCGTTATCGCGCCTCACGCGCATCCCGTTTGTGGAGGTGGTGCACTCCACAGACAAGGTGCTTCGTGCCAATGTGGTGTCGCCTATCCAGGAGGCAGGTCTGGTGCGCATCCTGAAGGGCACCAAGTGGGCGCATGATTTCGTCGAGAGCTGTGCCATCTTCCCCAACGCAGCGAAAGACGATGATGTGGACGCGTTCATGGGAGCGCTTGAGCTTGTCACCATGCGCCGTGCACCGCTCAAGATTTCCAAGTCACTTCTTGCCTCAGTAGGCGGGTAGACCACAGGAGCAATGATGAAAATCTTCGGTCACGAGTTCTCATTCTTCAAGAAGCCAGTTGAGGCCGTGGCCGAGGCGTTGGCAGAGCGTGAATTGGACGAACGAAGGTTCAAGATTTCAGAGGCGGTGCGTGCCAAGGCCAACGCCATGGGGCCAGCGTTCAATCCCGGCCAGCCCAAGCTGCCCAAGCGCACGCAGTGGGATGTGGTGCCGTACACTCCGCCCAAGAATGTGTGCCCCGCCAAGCATGTGCTGGCCATGGATAGCGCGACTAACTACGCATCGCTGTCCGCGGCGTTCACGGGCATGGGCTTCCCAGGCTTTGCGTACTTGAGTGAGCTGGACCAGTACACCGAATACCGCGACATGAGCGAAAGGACTGCCTCCGAGATGACGCGCAAGTGGATCAAGCTACGTTCCACTGGCGAAGATGACAGGTCAGACGTGATCAAGAAGCTGGACGCAGAAATGAAGCGCCTGCGCCTACGAGAACTTTTTCGCAAGGCCGCGGAGATGGACGGAAAATTTGGGCGCGCGCAAATCTTCATTGACCTGGGCGAAGATCGCGGCCCCGAGCTTGCCAAGCCGCTCGTACTCAACAAACTCAAAATCGGGCGAGGCAAACTTCGCAATCTGAAGATGGTCGAGCCCGTTACCACGTACCCGAAGGACTACAACTCCATCAATCCACTGGCCGCCGACTACTACACACCAAGTTCGTGGTACGTCTATGGGCAGGAGGTCCATTCTTCGCGGCTTCTCACTTTCGTGTCACGTCCCGTTCCGGACATGCTCAAGCCAGCCTACAACTTCTCTGGCATGAGCATGAGCCAATTGGCCCAGCCGTATGTTGACTACTGGTTCTCCACGCGTGATTCCGTAGGCAAACTTCTCAAGAATTTCTCCACCAAAATTCTCAAGACCAACATGCAAGATGTTCTGTCAGGTGGCGATGGTGATGAGGTGTTGGCCAGGGCCAAGCTCTACACGCAACTGGCGAACAACCAGAACATCTTCCTCCTGGACAACAAGGACGAGGACTTTGCGCAATTCTCGACACCCATCACCGGGCTGTCCCAGCTTCAGGCACAGGCGCAAGAGCACATGGCCGCCGTGGCAAAGACGCCGCTTGTGGTGCTGCTAGGTGTGACGCCATCTGGCTTGAATGCCAACTCCGACGGCGAGATCCGCGTCTACTACGACTACATCGCAGACCAGCAGGAAAAGCTCTTCCGCCCCAATCTTGAAATCTTGCTCAAGGTCATCCAGTTGAACCTCTTTGGCGAGGTGTATGACGACATTGATTTCGAGTTCGTGTCACTCTTCGCGCTCGATTCCGAGCAGCAGGCAGCCATCCGCGCATCCGATGTCACGGCGGGCGTGGCTCTTATCAACGCAGGTGTCATCGACGCACAAGAAGAGCGCGTACGCATTGCCAAGAATCCCGACTCTGGATACGACAATCTGGATCTAGGCAAGAAGATCACGCCGCCTGCCCCGAAGGCTGCTCCGTCTGGTGTCGGGAAGGCGGAGCCGAAGTCTCCAAGTCTGCCCGCGCCTGCGCAGAAAGTTGGTGACGAAGCTATCGGCACGGACGAGTTCTTCGGCAACCAGCACACGGGCGTCATCAACGCCGCAGAGGACGGGCCGTACGCCGTAGCCACAAAGTCGTCCGCCGTGGCCGCAAACGCCACAGCCAAGGCAGTGCGCGATGGTACTAAGCGAAGCCACGAAAGGGCGGCGGCGGCGAACCAGCGTGCATTGGACGCACACACGGCGGCGCTGAACGACCCGAGTACCAACGCACTGAACGATGTTTTCAAAACCTACATCCAAACACACGCCGCCTACGTCAAACTGCACGAAGACGCTGCGGCAAAGCTACAGGCGAATACCGACGCCGGTGGAGGTGACAAGTGACCTCAGAAAGTTCGCAACTGAGGCGGGCGATGGACAGACTGCCATGCGTTCGCTCGCGTGCGTGGGTATTGCACGACACGCTCATTGGACCCGTCGTGCAGTATTTTATCGTCAGTGCTTCCATCGCTGTGCTCGCGCTTGTGTTTGATATGTGGCGAGTGCTCAGGCATCTTGACAAATCCGCGACCGCCGTCGTTCCAGCGATAGAGCACCAGGACACCATCCTCAACAGCATACAGTCCTCCATCCATGACGAAAGCGCTGCTTCACGAGAAGCCACGAGAGCGAGGAAGTGATGAGTGATGCTTTCACAAATCCAGTGACCACCGGCCTGGTCGGAGGCGGCTGTGTGCTGGTGGTACAGCTAGTTTGGAATAGGGTGGTGGGCTCCGACCAGAAATCCATCCCAGTTCAGCTTGCGGAGATATTCGCACAATTGGCAAGCATCCAGTCAACGCTCCTGCTCATCAAGAACGATGCAGGTCACGCACAGCGAAATTTTGAAGAGTTGAAGGAAGACTTCTGGAACCACATCAACAACGAACACCATGGTGGCATTGACTCTGTTAGGGCCAGTCACCGCAACCCTCGCAATACACCTTCCACCTAAAAGGAGAACACCATGGCCGCCCCATCTGCACTGACGCTCTTCAACTCGTTCAAGGCCGACATCGGGAACGGGACGTTCGACATGGACGGCAGCTCGTTCGTGGTCACACTCCACACTTCGTCTTTCACCCCGGCGCTTACGATGGCTGTTTCCGCCGACCTCACGAACGAAGTAGCCAATGGAAACGGCTACACCACGGGCGGCTTCGCGCTCACCTCTCCCACGTTCAATCAGACTTCCGGCACGGCGGCATTCAAGACGGGCAACAATCCTTCGTGGACCGGCTCCGGCTCTGGCTTCACGGCCCGCTACTATGTCCTCCGTGCGAATGGCACCTTGAACGGCAAGGTGAATCCGCTGGTCGGCTACGGACTTCTTGATTCCGCTCCCGCCGATGTGTCCTTCGCCGCGGGCAACACGGTGACGCTCACGCAGAACGCCGCTGGCTGGTTCACGCTCACCTAGTAGGAGGCTCGAATGAATCCCGGTGATCTCGTCGTAGTCCTCACACCCTTTGCGGACGCCTTCCCTGGTGTGCACACCGTGGCCTCCGTAGGCACCGCCGATGACGGGCAAACGGTGATCTATCTTGAGGGCATCGAGTCGGCCTTCGCGCCGATGTATCTGGAGGCCGCACCGTGACCGATTTTGCGAGTACCTCAGATGTAGTCTCTGCACTCGCCGCTGCCGGTAACTCCGGCGCAGGTGGTCGATTCAACATCTACAAAACAAGTCTGACCGCCGTGGCCGGAAATTGGTACTCCGGGTGGCAGGAGGGCGGTGCACCTGCGGCGGGAGCGACTCCCGGAGCGTGGGCGAACCCGACTAACACTACGCTCGGGGCGTACAACCCCAACTACGTAAATCCCGGAAGCGCAACCTGCCGACTGATCTGGGGCTCTATCGCCCAGTCCAACGCCGGTCAGGGAAAGTGGCTGATCGACCGCCTGGGCCACATGGGCGGCCTAAGCGGTACCGTGACCACGGCGCAGTCCACCGGCGCGGTGATGACCTCACCCGTCACCGATGGCCGTTGCTCATCGGACTACTCAGACGTGGAGTGGTATCTGGAATGGTATACGGCTACGGGCTCCACCGGCGTCACGGCAACCTGCGCCGTGACCTATAACGATGCCTCCACCGGGACCACGACCGTTACCATCGCGGCCTCCCTGCCCGCATACCGTATGCTCCCGATCCAGCCTCCAGCCGGCACCGTGGGCAAGTGGATCAAGACGGTTGATTCCGTGACCCTCAGCGCGAGCACTGGAACGGCGGGTAGTTTCGGTGTCACGGCGGTCAAGCGGCTGTCGTCGTTCGTTAGCCTCATCTCTAACGGTTTCTACATCGCTGACTTCGCGGCGCTCAGTGAGCCCAAGGTCGGGGCCAACGCCTGCATCAACGCGATGTACTGGACGACCACGACCAGCACCGGCACAAGCGTCGGCTCCTTCGCCATCGGAGCCAAGTGATGCTGTGGACCACCCGCGCCACGGCTCAGAACCTCCGAGACGAAGGCGTCCTTGGAGCCGTGACCGGTTCGGAGTTTTGGGAAGCGGCTCCTGGTACGGTTCTCAGTTGCCCTGCGCCGACCAACATCGCCACAGCCACGACAGCGCCAACTGTCCAACTCGTACTACAGGCTCCTGCGCCCGTGGCAATGGCAACGGCTGCGCCCGCACCAACCCTGGTGCAGAGTATCGTTCTTAATTGCCCCGACCCCGTTGCGATTGCCACGGCGAGCCCCTCGCCCACCCTTTCTCAAGGTACTAGCCTACAGGCTCCGGCCCCCGTTGCGATTGTCACGGCGAGCCCTTCGCCGACACTGACGCAGAACATTGTCCTGAACTGCCCGGCTCCTGCGGCCATCACAAGCTCCAGTCCGTCGCCAACGGCCCAGTTCACGCTCCAAGCGCCAACGACCGCTCTAGCGACCGCCACGAATGCCCCGTCGCTGACCGCTGGCACGTCTATTTCGTGTCCTACGCCCGTAGCGCTACAAACGAGCACCAATCCTCCCGCGCTCGTTTCTAGCCTACTTGCGCTCGCCGCGTCGCTAGTCGTTTCCACGCTTGCACCATCGTTGTCTGTAAGCGCGTCGCTACAAGTTCCCGCAGCCACGGTGTCTCTAGCTAGCAATGCGCCTACATTATCGGCGTCATTACAGGCCCCTGCGGCTACCATCTCGCTAGCTAGCAACGCTCCTGCGCTGAGCAGTCAAATTGTACTGCAATCGCCGACGCCCACCGCCATTACGTCTGCGAGCAACGCACCGTCACTGACACAGGGCATCTCGCTCCTCTGCCCAACGCCCACGAGCGTGGGGCTCACCGCCCTAGCTCCCACGGCGCAGGTGAACCTTGCGGTCCCTGGCCCTGCAACTACAAACTTAGCCAAGAATCCACCAAAGCTCGATTTCTTGCTAGGAGTTTCCAGCGCAACCGGAGTGACGGCCTCCTCCGCCGCGCCCAGTCTTGCCGTTGCCAGGGTTCTCCAGGTTCCCGGCGCCGCCGTCGTCAGTACCGGGACTTTGGCTCCAAATCTTGTCAAGAACTTTTTGGTGCCTTCTTCTGCAAATCTGGCGCTTCAAGGTGGACTGCCTTCGCTTAGCACCAACGCCCAATGCCCATCGCCTACTGGACTGGTGCTTGGCAAACCCGCGCCAGATCTAGGTGTAGGGCTCAATGTTCCAACAGCTATCTCGTCGTTCACTTGTTATATTCCGGCACTCTCAGTTGTCGGTCTGAACATAGACCTACTTCACGCTCGGACGCTCATAGCACAGGCGGACGACAGATTCTACTTATTTGGGGCCAGCACTAGATATTATCTCTCCGGGGGTTACACTTGTACCAATGGAGTGGATGTGACCGTAGGGCTGGCAAGAAACTACACGCCGGGAGCAGACATGCGTAACTACACGGTGAAAGCGTGAAGCCCTTCCCTGCCAAAGATCCCAGAGAAGTTGTCATCCTTGGTTTCGACTACTCGCGGCTCTTGGGCGCGGGCGAAACCATTTCTAGCGCCGTGTGGACTGCCGAAGACTCAGACGGAGTTAGCGCCACTTCCGCGATTGTCTCGGGTGCTCCGACTGTGGACACTTCGCTAGTTAAGCAGATTGTGATTGCTGGCACACTTGGCGAAACATACACGCACTATTGCCTAGCCACCACGAGCGCAGGCCGTTCGCTCATGCTTTCCAACACGCAAGCCATTGTGAAGGGTGGGTACCGTGCCTAGCGTACTTGACGAGAAGCTGCTCGCGTTCGACAAGCTGGCGCTGGACAAGCTGGCACTGGACAGAGCTAGCGCTAGGCACATTGACGCACAAGGCTTCATGCACGTTGACGGCTGCAACATTTCCAAGTCTGCCGTGAATCCGTATTTCGGGCACGAGATCCCGAACTGGAGAGCGCACGGCCTTGTCGCTGATCGCGTCTACCATGTGCTGCGGCCAGCGGAAGAGCTTGCCAAGGCCGCGCCGACATTCAACAGCCTCCCACTTCTCGACGCCCACCGGCCGGTTGGCGCGATGGACCTCGAAGACCCCGCACTCAAAAACTACATCGTGGGTGCCACGGGCACGGATGCAGTGTTTGAGGCTCCGTATCTCAAAAACTCAATCGTCCTTTGGACAGCCGACGCCATCAACGGAGTGAATGACAAAACGCGCTACGAGCTTTCTTGCGGGTATCGCTACACGTTCGTGCCAACGCCTGGTGTCTACGAGGGCGTGGCGTACGATGGCGTGATGTCCGACATAGTTGGAAACCACGTCGCGCTTGTTGAGACTGGCCGTGCGGGTCACGACGTGGTTGTTGCAGACGCGGCTCACGATGGGGGGAAGTCTATGAAGCAAAAGGCTCGGGCGCTCACTCCAGTTGGACAGATGGTGCGGGGCGCGTTGTACACCTACCTTTCCGGCCACATGGCAGCCGACGCCAAGATCGTGCCCGGTGAAATCAGCAAACTTGTCAAGAACATCGCACCTGCACGATACGGCAGGCAGGTCGATGGCTTGGTGGGCGCTGTGTCTGAAACCTTCAAGGATCGTCTTGCAGGCACCTTTGCTTGCGACGATCTCAACGCACTACTTTCAAGCATGGAGGGCGAGCTAACCTACGACGCATCACTCATGGACGAGCTTGACAAGCTCGACGAACTGGAGGAGCAGGCTGAGCTAGACAAGCTGCTCAATCCAGACAATCCAGACACATCCACGCAGGGCGGGCGTCCAAGTGCTAGTGACGAGTCCCTGGTTTCCGAGTTGATGAACAAAATTTCGAGTTACAAAATTCCAGAAGATGGAATCATCGAAATCAATCGACTCGTAACCGCCCTCATAAACCGCAACACCGTAACAGGAGACGCAATGCCGACCCCCGAAGACCTCAAAGCCGAAGCCGAGAAGCTGGTGGCAGACGCCAAGCTGTCCGCCGACAAGATCGTGGCCGACGCCAAGCTGTCCGCCGACAAGATCGTGTCCGACGCCCAGCTTGCCGCTGAAAAGCTCGTTGCCGATGCAACGAAAATCTCCGAAGAGGCGAAGAAAGATCCTGGCGTTACCCAGTCCGCCATGGATGCCGCGCTCGCCGAGATCAAGAAGGCCACCACTGCCGAACTGGCCGCCCGCTTCCAGGCCGCCAAGGACGTGCAGCCGATCATCGGCGATGTTGACGCCCTTGCGGCTGACTCCGCCGAGGCCATCTACAAGCTGGCCCTCGACAGCAAGAAGGTGGACACTTCCGGCGTCCATCCCTCCGCCTACCGTGCTCTTCTGAAGGCTCTGCCCGCCGTTGCCGAGCCCTCTCACGCCGCCGACAGCCTCACCGTTGACGCTGCCAGCGTCGCTGACTTCGCCACCCGATACCCTCACGCCGCAACCATGGTGAAAGGATAGCCCATGTTCCAGCAGCAGGTGAACGCAAACCCCTCTCCCGGTGTCGAAGGCGACATCGCTTCCACCAATCCGTGCTCCACGGTTCTCGGCAATTTCGTCGCCGATGTCTCCGGCGTCAACGTCGCTTCGTTCGCGTGGCTTACCAGCAGCGGGCTCGTGAACTCGTTCTGCAAGACTGGTCTCGTGGCTCCCGCTGGCTTCGTCGGCGGCCCGCAGGATGCACTGATCACGGCGTGGAAGGGCGAAAGCTCCATGGTCATCCCGAAGGGGAACCGCGTCACGATCTTTGATCGCGGCGACTTCTTCGCTCGCTCTTCTTTCGGTGACGCCGCTGTCGGCGACAAGGTTTTCGCCAACTTGTTCGACGGCTCCGTCAACGCCGCCCCCGCCGGTTCCTTCAACACTGATCCTGGTGGGACGAGCGGTGTGATTACCGCTTCCTTCGCCACCAATGTGATGACGCCCACCGCTGGCAGTGTCTACCTCGCTCCCGGCATGAAGGTGTCCGGCACTGGCATCCCCGCCAACACCTTCATCGAAGCTCAGTTGACCGGCACCCCCGGCGCCTGCACCTCCGCCACCTACTCGCTGTCCACTTATCCCGGCACGCTCAGTTCCAATTCCGCGATCACCGTCACGGCCAACGGTTCGCAGGGTGGCTTCACTGGCACCGCCTCCTTCGCCACCAATGTGATGACCGTCACGGCTGTCACCGCTGGCTCGCTCGCCGTGGGCTCCGTGATTTCGTCCGCCAGCGTCGCCGCCGGTACCTACATCACCAGCCTCGGCACCGGCACGGGCGGAGTCGGCACCTACAACCTCTCCACCTCGCCCGGCACCATCACTGCCCAGGCCGTCTCTGCCACCGCCTGGGTGGAAACTCCCTTCTATGTGAAGACTCCTGGGAATGTCGGGGATCTGATCATCATCGGCATCAAGAACTAAGGAGACACTGACATGGCCATGCAGCACAAAGACATTTCACTCCTTGCCGACACCTTCGGAATCGTGTTCCCCGGTGCCGTGGACTACCGCAACTCGCAGATCGGAATGGACGCCGCAAACGCACTTCTCACGATGGATGCCGCGCCTCCCAATCCCCTCCAGTCGCACCTCGTGACCGTCGGCAACGCCGCCATTCCCGCGTACCTGTCCAACTACCTGGACCCCGAACTCACCCGCGTGCTCACCACGCCTCTTCGTGCCGTGGAAATCTTCGGCGAACAGAAGAAGGGCGACTGGACCACCATGACGGCCACCTTCTCCATGGTCGAGTCGTCCGGCTCTGTGGCACCTTACGGAGACTACAACTCCGGCGGCGCCACCGAGGCCAACATCAACTACGAGACTCGCCAGAGCTACCACTACCAGACCTTCACTCGCTGGGGTGATCGTGAGCTTGAAGTGGCCGGGCTCCAGAAGATCGACGCCGCTGCGGAGAAGAACCTGGCTTCGGCGCTCATCTTCAACAAGTTCCAGAACTCCTCGTACTTCCTCGGTGTCCAGGGTTTGGACAACTATGGGTGGCTCAACGATCCCTCCCTCAACGCCCCCATCGTCCCCGGCACCAAGGCTGCGGGCGGCACCACCTGGGCCAAGGGCACTGGTTCTGAGATTGTTCTGGACATTCAGAACCTCTACAAGCAGTTGCAGAGCCAGCTTGGCGGGCTCGTCGACATGAACACTCCGATGACCCTGGCCATCTCCACCCTGGTCCAGGCCACCCTGCTCACCCCCATGAGCAATGTGTACGGCTCCGGTTCCGTGAAGCAGTTCTTGGCCGAGGCGTACCCCAACATGACCATCAAGACCGCGCCCGAGTACTCCACTTCTGCTGGTGAGCTTGCGCAGTTGTTCGTGGAGCAGGTCGAGGGACAGCGGCTCGGCTTCTGCGCCTTCACTGAGAAGTACCGTGCGCACGGCCTTGTGCGTGACACCTCCAGCACCGTGCAGAAGAAGAGCGGTGGCACTTGGGGCGCGATCATCAAGCTCCCCGCCGCCATCGCGCAGATGATCGGAATCTAGTCGCACCACCTTGCGCGGGCTGCATCGTGTGGCCCGCGCAATTTTGTAGTTCAACCTTTGTCAGAAACCCCGGAGAATGTCATGGCTGAAAGTGTTATCGTCGGATGCAAACTTCCCAACGGACTGCTTCTGCAAGTTGGTGGGCAGACCATCCGCATCAATGGCAGTGCCCGCTACAACATGCCGCACCCCAAGCGCCCAGTTCTCAACACCGACGTCGTTGAAGGCGATGGTCTGACGGTGGTGGACAAGAATTTCTGGGACAGGTGGGTCGCGGATCACAAGGACTATGGTCCTGTGAAGAGCGGGCATGTCTACGCCAGCACGGGCCGTGAGAACGCCGTGGCAAAGGCGAAGGACACGAAGGAAAACACGACTGGGCTGGAGCCGCTGGACCCGCTCACGGTGCGCGGCATCGAGGGCACCGAGGAAATGGAGAAGATCATCAAGAACGCGAAGAAGGGAGCGTAGGCCGTGGCTGTCGTGGTGTTCGACCCCACCCTTTTCAAGCTCCGGTTCAGCGAGTTTGCGGGGCTGGACAACACGCTGCTCGGGCTCTACTTCGCGGAGGCTTGTGCGCACTGCAACAACACAGACAGTTCGCGCATCAAGGATGTTTCCATTCGCACCACCATCCTCATGCAGCTCACGGCACACATTGCGGAACTGGCGTCTGCCCCGATGGTGGGGCGCGTCAGTTCCGTGAGCATTCCCGGCGCCGTGAGCACCACTGCCGAGTACGAGTTCAGGGCCAGCGGTCCCAAGGCATGGTTTGACCAAACCAAGTACGGCGCGATGGCGTGGCAACTAATGTCACCCTACAGGCACGCCATTGTTGTAACCCCCGACGACTAGGTAGCCACATGGACTACGCACAGTTGGTTTACAAGTCAATGCGAGTAGCTGGGCCACTCGTGCCAGCGGTTCTTCGCCGCGTTGTGCTTGGTGCCCACAGTGCGTCCACCGGGGCTCCTACAAGCTCCGTGAATGATGACTACCCGTGCGAAGTGAACCTCTCTGTCGCCACTGAAAAGCTGAACGGCAACCTAGTGCAGACTGGCGACCTTTCGGCGCTCTTAGCCGCCAAGGATTGTGCAACGCGCCCACGCCCCGACGACAGGCTAGTTCTGGTCATCGATGGTGTTGACGTGTCGCACGAGATCATCAACATCAATCCCATCTACACAGAAGGCATCGAGCCCATCGCATACACATTACTGGTGCGAAAATGAGTGCCACCAAGTTTGCCGAGGATCTGGCCGCGTTCAGGGAATACGCTGTCAAGCAGTTTGATCGCGTGTTGGGGGAGTGCGTCATCGGCATTACGGACGCCATGGTGTCCGCCACCCCGGTGCAAACTGGCAACGCGAGGAGCAATTATTTTTGGGGCAATTCTGTAGGCGAGGAGACTTCTACTTCAATCTCCGTTGACGGGCAGCCGTCACTGGATCGTGCTCGCACCTTTGCTGCTTCCGTGAAGGCTGGGAAAACAGTCTACATGTACAACAACGTCGGCTACATTCTTGAGCTTGAGTTTGGCTCGTCCACGAAGGCACCGGCAGGCATGGCCCGCGTTCTTGAGGCCAAGTGGAAACAGATCGGGGAAGACGCCGAGAAACGGGCGGTGAGTAAATGAGTTGGGACGCTGCACGCGCCGAGCTTGACGCACGACTTCTCACCTTGCCGTCGCTGGGTACTTCCGCCATTGGGTGGCCCAACGAGAAGCTGGAAACGCAGACCGCACTCTACTACAAGGTGTCGTTCATCCCGGCCACAGTGGAGCCAGAGCTATACGGTGGCGATCACGAAAGGGGGATCTATCAAGTTTCAGTATTCGTTCCCATTGGTGAGGGCATAGGCCCCGCAGTCACCGCTGGACAGGCCGTGATTGATCATTTCAAGCGTCAAAACCTGAACGGCATTTTCTGTGGTGTGCCGCGACTCGCCGCTCCAATCCAAGAACCGAATTGGTGGCACATTCCTGTCTCCATACCCTTCACTGTTCTCTGAGGTGAACCATGCCCAATGTTGAAACTGGCAATCTAGCACGACTCGCATTTATCCAAGAAGCTGTTTTCGGCACCACGCCCGCGTCGCCCGTGGGCCAGATTCTTCGCCACACTGGGTTCAATCTCGATGCGGACAGGAAGTACATCGACAATCCAGAGCTTCGGCTTGACGGCTTGGTTGCCGCTGGTGTCGGTGGTGCGCTTCGAGGCAAGGGCTCGATTCCGGGCCGTCTCTCGTACGGAACCTACGACATGTTGCTGGCTGCCGCGCTCGGTAACTTCGACTGGACCGCCAACGTCATCAAGATCGCTCCAGTCGTAGTTTCCTCAGCGGCCACGATTGCGATTGACTCATCGGCCAAGACATGGACGCGTGCCGATGGCGGCAGCTTCATCGCTGATGGCTTCGTGGTCGGCGACCGCATCGATGTGTCGGGCGCCGTCAACGCCGGTAACAACAGCACCTTTGTACTTACCGCTGTCTCCGCGTTGGTGCTCACCGCCAGCGCCGCCACCCTGGTCACGGAGTCGGCGTCCGCGACTGTCGAGATCGTTCGCAACAATCGCCCTTCGTTCTCGATGGAAAAGTCGCACCTCGTGAATGGAATGAACTTTCCGTTCACTGGTGTGGTAGTCGATGGTCTGGAGCTTTCCGGCAAGGTGAACGACTCCATCTCCGTGAAGTTCGACGTACTCTCCAAGGCAGTGGGAAACGAGAGCACCACCTCCATCTTCACCTCCTTCACTCCCATCAATACTGCGAACCTCATCACTTCGTGGAACGGGTCTATCAAGAAGGACACCGTAACCATCGCCAACGTGACTGACTGGTCCATCAAGTTGGCCCGCAATTCTGACATCGGCGAGGTGTGCGGGTCTTCGGCGCTCTACGACATTCGACCCAAGGCCACCAAGGTGACTGGCTCCTTGCAGCTCTACTTCGACAACTACGCCCTCTACACCGCCATGCGAAACGACGCCGACGTGGCGTTCCAGATCAACCTCGGCCCCGGCGGTACCACGAGCTACACGATCGACATCACCAAGGCGCGTATCAAGAAGTGGACTGCCGAGCCCAAGGACGGCCTCATGGTCGCCTCGGTCGAGTTTGAGTCGTTTGCGCCGAACAGCGGCACGAATACCTCGCTCATGATCACTAGGCTGCCCTGATGGCTTGGCCAGTTGTTTTCACTCCGGTAACTCTGCCAACTGGCGAGGTAGTTCAGTGCCGTAATTCGGTGAGGTTCTATCGTGGGCTTGCGTATGTCAAGGCTTCCAATAGTTCGTGCGAGTTTATCGTGGACATACGTGACCTGCACAAGATAGCCATGCACCACTGGAGCGAGAACTACGGATACGCTAAATGCGCTTTTAAGCGCAAGACGATAGGAATGGCGTGGTTGCTGTGCAAGAATTGGAAGCCTGGAATGCACGTTGACCACATTAACCGCATTCGGCACGACAACAGGTCAGCCAACCTTCGCATTGCCACCGTGTCAGAGAACGCACATAATTTGCCCATCTACAAAACCAACACTTCCGGCTACCCGGGTGTGTACTGGAGCACGCACGCTGGTATGTGGAGCGTTGAAATGGTGTGGGAGAAAGACGGAAAACGCTCGAAAAAATCTGGTGGCTATTTCAAGTCATTCAAAGCTGCCTGCGAAAAATCGAAAGAAATGCGCGAATCGCGCGGGTACTTCGTACATCCCGTTCCTGTAAAGTAGTCAAACCTTCATCAAGGGAGCACCACATGGACTTTGGCGCCATCTCCGCAACACTCAAAGACAGCTTCGAGGTCGAGATCATCCACCCCGCTACGGGCGAGGGCGGGTGGTTTTTCGAGCTGGCCTCTCCGCACCATGCTGGAGCACAGGCCAAGGTCGCCGCCATTCTCGACCGATCCAAGAAGCGCAAGTTTTCCACCACCTCCCAGGATGAGCAGGATGGACTGGATCTGGTCATGGCCCGCATTCTTTCGTGGCGCGGTCTCACCAGTGGAGGCGAAGAGGTTCCGTACTCTGACGAAGCCTGCATGGCCATCCTCAAAGACAAGAAGAGTTTTTGGGTGCGGACGCAGCTCATCGACGGACTCGGGGACACCGCTCGTCCTTTCAAGTCCTGATCGAGAGCACCCGTGCTTACGCTGACGCCGTTTTCCTGCTGGAAGTGCCGGGGGAAGACGGCGTTAGTCTCAGAGAAAAGCTGGAGCATGTTGAAGCCACAACTGGCAAACGTCCTCCGGCTCTCGATCATGTCGAGCTGCCAGACGCCGCACGGGGAGCTTGGAACATATGGAGTGACTTGCACTCAGGCAGGTCGCAGAACGGAAACGCAGTCGTTCGACTATCGTGGCTCGACATGCAGGCTTGGTGCGCCATGCGCCACGAAGAAATTTCGTACACGGATCTCGAACTTGTGCGGGTCATAGACAGTGCCTATGTGAGCCGGGCCAACTCTCAGGAGAAGTGACATGGAAGTTGCAAACCTCTCCATAGCAGTTAACTCAGACCCGGTAGTCCTCGCAGACCAGCGCTTGGCAAGTCTGGTGAAGACTGGCGCCGGTTTGGGGCTTGGCATCGACATGCTCCACAAGATGGAGGACGCATTTTCGAGCTTGGCCGACTACGCAGAGAAGGCTGTGCTCAACGCGGCAAGGTTTGAGACACTCGGCGTGGTCATGGGTGTAGTAGGCAAGAACGCATACTACACAGCGCAAGAGATGGAAGGGTTCACAAAGAGCCTTGAGAAGACGGGCATCTCCATGCTTGAGTCTCGACAGTCGCTCACTCGCATGGCAGAGGCGCACATCGACTTGGCCAGCGCGACCAAACTTGGGCGCATCGCTCAGGATGCCGCCGTCATCGCAAACATCAATTCGTCTGAAGCGTTCCAGAGAATGACCTGGGCCATTGAGACTGGGCAGGTGCGGATGTTGCGCACGCTCGGCATCAACGTGAACCTGCAAACTTCGTACACCAAGCTGGCCGCCGAGCTGCACAAGACAGTGGCGGAGCTAACCGTCGATGAACAGATGCAGGCTCGCGTGAATGCCGTGATGGAGAAGGGCAAGGACATTCATGGTGCGTACGAAGCGTCCATGCAGACGCTCGGCAAGCAATTGAACTCGTCTGTTCGGTACTTCGAGGACTTGTCGACTTCCATCGGCGAGATCGCAGAGCCAGTTGCTTCCCTTGTCATGTTTCCGTTGGTGACGTGGCTCAAGGACGCCAGCGAAGGAACGAAAAAGTTTGTTGAATCTGCGGATGGGAGGAAGTTCATTGACAACATCGTCAACCCGGTGGAAGGCGTCATACATGCGCTGGGAATGTACGTCGGATGGGTCAACAAGGCGGTAGAAGCTACCATTAGCTGGAAGGGCCTGATCATCACAGTTGGTGGTTCAATCACGCTCATGTTGGTGGCACCGCTTTACGCCTCTAGCGTGGCGGCGCTCACTGCTGGCTGGTCCATGGCCAAACTTGCCATCTCCACTGGTATGGCAGCGTTCGCGTTTGACGGGTATTTTATGACCGCATCGGCTGCAAAAATTGCCACCGATGCGCTCTCTGCATCTGTGACGTTCCTCACCACTACGGCCCTGGGTACTTTGTTGGTGGCTCTCGCCGCCGTGGCAGCAGGTCTGGCCGTAGTGTATGCGGGGTTCCGATTGGTCGCCGGTGATGTGGTCGGCGAAACCAAGCGCTTGGAAGAAGCCAACCGCAAGGCGGAAGAGCACCAGAGAAATGTTGCCAAGCCGCTAGAGGATGAGCGTGCCATCTGGAAGACGTTAGCCGCTGAACGCAAAGCCTACGAGGATGCGAAAGCGGGCGGCAAGTCCACGAAAGACGCCATGGCCGCCGCAGAGGTGGCGAAATTGGCCGCAGAGGAAAAGAGGCTCTACGAACAGCGTAGGGCGAACGGATGGACGGCTGACGAGCTTGCTACCTGGGAACTGTACAAGACTAAGGTAGCGGCTGAGAAAGCGGCGGCCAAGATTCGTGCGGATGAGGCGGAGAACGAGGAAAGGCAGGCCAAGGGTGTAGAGTCTGACACCAATAATTTCAGGCAGGAGAAGATCAAACTTCTACAAGGCGAGAATGCCGCGTACATGTTTGGTGAGACGACCATAAAAAAGTACACCGCCGCCGCCGCTGGTACGCTGAATGGACTGCGCCAAGAAGTGGCTATCTTGAAAGAAAAGAAATCGCTTGGCGACGCACTCTACGCCTCCACACACGGCGAGCTTGACGTGTACTCTCGCAAGCTCAGTCAGACTGGCGACTTCTCGACTTCCACCATAGACGAGCTAGTGGCTAGCAAATCTTTAGCTGCCAGCAACGATGAGATCAGGAAGATACAGGCAGACACCGCCGCACTAGGGAAGTCAGAGCTTGAGGTCTATGAGCAGAAGCTACGTTTGTCAGGCAAGATGCGGGAGGAGGACATCAAACGGACAGTTCTGGCAAAGTCCAACTACATCGACGAGGCTGCGCGTACGAAAGTCCTTGAAGACAGCAACGCCGAGGCACTGAAGAATGCCGTTGTGCTGGAGCGCATTCGTAACGGCGAGGCCGCCGCATACAGGCTTGAGATGTCTCAGAAGAGCATAGGCAAGCATGGAGAGGTGTTGCCCGCCGTTCCGAAGGCAGTGGTCGACAAGGGACTTCAGGACAAAGCTGACATTGCCCTTGCTACCGAAAAGGCTTCGCAGGCAGAGAATCTCACTGCCATCCTCTACGGAGAAAACGCAGCGTACGCAAAGCAACTTGAGCTAGCGGGCTTGCTCAACAAAGAAGAGCGCGATGCGTTAGTGGCCGGTCGTGGCTTCAACGCATTCAAGCAGGAAGAAAAGGCGCTGACTACGCAGCTAACCACTGCGCTCTACGGAGAAGCCGCGGCGTATCGAGCCGCGAACATCGAAAAGGGCATCACCGATCCCAAGGAGCAGGCCAGACTACAGACACTCAAGGACAGGAACATCGTGGTAGGGCTTACCGACATTGCGGAGCAGAACAGGCTGGAAACAGAGCGCAAGGCGCTACTGGCCGAGGGCGCGGCCACCATAGGCATCGAGCGAACCAACAGGGCACTGAGAGACAACGCGCTTGCGCAGGATCAGCTTCGCGCCAATGCCGGTGAAACATGGCCCATGATCAGGGGCATTGTCTCCCAGTCCACTGGTGCGGCCACTGATGGCATGGTTGCGTGGATGAATAGTACCAACGGAGTTGCGCGTAGCTGGCGTACACTTGGCGACACCATCAAGAGCGTCGTTGCCGACATGCTGGTCGAGATGGAGAAGGCCATAGTCAAGACACAGTTGATGAAGCCGATCATTGACTGGGCATCCAATGGCAACAACTGGAGCACACTAGGCACTTCAATCATGGGCCTGTTTGGAGGCGGCAAAGCCGACGGCGGCAGTGTTAGTGGAGGTACGTCCTACCTTGTGGGCGAGCGCGGTCCTGAAATCTTTACGCCCAGCACGGGAGGGCGCATCACGCCCAACCATGAACTTGGCGGCACGCACACCAGCATAACCATCCACATCACCAATAACGGCCAGGATTCTTCTTCGTCTGGATCTGGAAACTCCGACCAAGCTCTCGCGCTGGGCAAGCTCATCGGTGCGAAGGTGCGAGAAATAATTGTCCAAGAGTCACGTCAAAACGGATTGCTGTCGAGGTCTTAAATGTCCACATTCACATGGGTGCCTGACATTGGAGCCACTGAAACCAGGACTCCGCGTGTGCGTTCCGTGGGATTCGGTGATGGCTACGAGCAACGCGCACCGGATGGGCTGAACAGCGACATGCGGTTGCGCGGTCTGGCGTTCTCCGGTAGGTCAGCCGCCGAGATGGCGGCCATCAAGAGCTTCATTGAGGCGCAAGGAGGAACACTTTCGTTCGACTACGCACACCCTGGCGACATTAGTCGCAAGTATGTTTGCAAGAAGTGGACGATCACTGATGTTGACTACAACATTGCGAGCATTACCGCAGAATTCCAGCAGGTGCCGATGTGACGACCACTCCGTTTGCAGAGATCCAGAGCCTATCGCCAACGGCGGTGATTGAGCTATTCGTTCTCGACACCTCGCCCATTCCTGGCAGCGGCAACGCCATCTATCGCTTCCACTCTGGCACGAACCAACTAGGCACAAACGTGGTGTGGCAGGGCTACGAGTACGTTGCCCTCCCAATTGGCAGTGATGGCTTCAAGTGGTCCAGCAAGGGCACGCTTCCACGACCACGGTTGAGCGTAGCTGCGCTCGATGGGACCATAGGTGCCCTGATCCACTCGCTCGATGATCTTGTAGGCGCGTCCGTCACACTGAAGCGCTGCTTCGCCAAGTATCTCGACGCCGTGAACTTTCCAGGCGGCGTCAACCCGACCGCCGACCCTACCAAGTGCTGGCCAGATGAGCCGTGGTTCATCGAGCGCAAGATTTCAGAGTCCAAGGATGTGATCGAGTTCGAGCTTGTTACGCCGTTGGATGTGCAGTCTGCCAGGATTCCCAAGAGGGTCATAGTCGCCAACGCGTGTCCTTGGGCGTACCGTGGTGCTGAGTGCGGCTACGCAGGCACTTCGTATTTCAAGGCTGACGACACACCCACCACCGCTGACCTTGATGTGTGCGGCAAGCGCTTGACTTCTTGCAAGCTCAGGTTCGGAAGCAAAGATGCGGAGCTTCCTTTTGGTGGCTTCCCTGGAGCAGCGAGGGTTCGATGACTCCTGACCTACACACTGCCATCATGGACCACGCCCGTGCGTGTGCCCCTGATGAGTCGTGCGGGCTCATCGTGTTGGGCGGAGACAGGCTCCCTGTTTATGTTCCCTGCAACAATATCGGAGGTGCTCACGACTATTTCACCATCGATCCTTCCGATTGGGTCGCCGCAGAAGACAAGGGAGACATTCTTGGCGTGGTGCACTCGCACACGCACGGAGGTGGTGACCAGTACTGCCATGACCAAGCACAGTGCGATCTAGGCAGTGTTCCGTGGTGGGTGTTCTCCATGGACGGTACGTGGAAGCGCCTTGTTCCTGCTTCATGGAATCCACTCGGCCACGCCTTCGTTTGGGGCGTGCAGGATTGCTACACCGTGGCCACCGATATGCTGGAACTTCCAGACTTTTTGCGCAGGCCCGAGTTTTGGCGCTCTGAAGACTTGTTCACTGATGGGCTGCGCAGCGGAGCCGCCACAGTGGTTGGTACGGGCGAGCCGGAGCCCGGTGATCTCATTGTGTTCAATATCCGTGGAGTCAACAACGATCATTGTGCCGTATACGTCGGCAACGGCATGATTGCACACCAGCCATTCGGAAAGTTGGGATTGGTCGAGAACATGGGCCGACTCGTTGAAAGTGTTTCGTTCATTGCGAGGCCAGTATGCTGAAAGTTGTGATTCTGTACGGGGAACTTCGGAAAAGGTTTGGCCGCGAGTTCACGCTAGAAGTGGAATCTGTTGCAGAGGCCGTGCACGCGCTGGCCAGTGTTGTTCCAGGCTTCAAGCAGTACATCCGAGACACACAGTACACCACGGACTACAGAGTAGTTGTGGACGGAGTTGACCAGTCTCCGGAAACTGTCATGTATCCCATCGGCAGTGCAGAGGTGGTCAAGATCGTGCCGCTTGTTTCAGGCGCACACGGAGGGCTGAAGAATTTCATACCTGGCTTGATCATGTATGCGCTTGCAGCCGCGTTCTACGTGGCCGGTGCCTTCTACTTCCAGTCGTGGGCGTTTGCCGTCAGTGACTATTTCTACGCAGCTGGCAATGCGCTCATGTTGGCCGGTGCTGTCTCAATGTTGTCTAAGCCACCGACAACGGGAAGTGGCATGAACAACAAGGACGCAGAAACATGGTCGTTCAACGCTCCCGCACTCACAACGGGACAGGGAGGTCCAGTTCCGCTGGGCTACGGCCTGATGAAAATTGGCGGCAACGTAATCAGCGCCGGTATTGACAGCATGGCATTTCAGGACAAGGGCTTCGGCGGACTAGCGCCGGACAATAACGGAACCATCGGAGGCGATGGCTCCACCACTCCATGGGTTTGTGCAGTTGCCCCGTAAGGATTCGTCATGGTCACTAGCGTTGTAGATCCAAGTGATGGCGGAGGCGGCTCCTCTTGGCTTAGCGGGCCAAGCGGACCAGGAGGAGGTGGTGGCGGGAGCGGCCCGGTAGGACGCCCGTCCTACTTGGACCCCACGGTAAACGAGACTGGAACACTCCAGATTCTTCTAGGCGAAGGACCTATCGCGGGGCTCTACGAAGGTTTGAAGAGCGTGTACCTGGATGGCACCCCTGTGCTATCTGGAGATGGTGTTACAAAGAACTTCAAGGGCTTCGCCATGGCCCTTGTTGCCGGAACGAACACACAGCCCGCGATCAAAGGCATCGCGGGGTCCGAGTCTGAGACTGTCGTTGGCGTTCAGGTGTTCCAGGCAACGCCAGTAGTACGCTCCACGTCCACCAACCCGTCGGCAGTGCGCGTGCGCATCTCAATGCCGAACCAGTTCAAGGTAATAGACTCCAGTAACGGCAACACCTCCGGCAACACAGTACAGATCAAAATCGAAATCCAGAATCCTGGCTACATGGGTGGGGCGTGGACGGCGGTTGTGCTTGAGGGCAACGGCGTAATCACTGGCGGCCCGTTCTCTACGAAGTTCACTAAAACCTATCATGTTGATCTTCCGGTTCCTACCGGAACATGGCAGATTCGCGTCACGCGCTTGTCGCCTGACTCTACTGCGTACAACCTACGCGATACATGGTGGGAGGCGTTTACTGAAATCATTGACGTGAGACTGCGCTACCCAAACAGCGCTGTGCTTTCAATGCGCGTCAATTCAAAACAGTTCAAGTCCATTCCGCAGGTAACGGTCGTTGCCAAACTTCTCAAAATCAAAGTGCCTGCGAACTACACACCTCGTGAGCCGTTCCGCCCCAACAAGGTAGCAGTGGACGGTACGGCGCACACATTCACGCGAGACGTGGGCAGCTTTATTGACGATGGTTTTGTGGTTGGTCAGCAGATTACTACGACTGGCTTCACAAACGCGGCCAACAACTCCACATTTACGATCTCCAATGTTTCTGACCTTGTGCTCACCACCACGGGCGGCTCCCCGGTAACTGAGGCTTCGGCACCAGGGCGCACAATAACCAGGCTTGCGAACTACGCCACCACCGGCCCCGGCACTACCGCTGGCGCTTGGGATGGGTCGTTCAAAATGGCTTGGTGCAACAATCCTGCGTGGGTGTGGTACGACATGGCCACTTCCACCCGCTATGGCAGCGGCACATTCCTACAGGCAACGAACTTAGACAAATGGAGCCTGTACAACATCGGCCAGTGGTGCGACACATTGGTGGACGATGGCAAGATGGGCCTTGAGCCCCGCATGAGTGCCAACATCTACATCCAAGGCCAGCAGAATGCTATCAAGGCTCTGTCCGACATGGCCTCGATCTTTTGGGGCGTCACGTACTACGCGAGTGGGCTTGTCACTGCGGTGGCCGACACAGACGATGTGGTTTCCGCGGTGTTCACGAATGCCAACGTAGAGGGCGGAGCGTTCAGGTACGAAGGAACAGCTAAGCAAGCACGACACACGGTGGCGATTGCTACGTTCCTGAATCCAGAGCTAGGGTATGATTCCGACGTTGCCGTGTACGAGGACCAGGACGGCATTTCTCGCTATGGCTACAATGTCCTCAATCTGTCCGCCATTGGGTGCACTTCGCACGGACAGGCGCTTCGCCTATGCAAGTGGGCAATACTCACAGAGCTTCTTGCTTCAGAGCTGGTGTCGTTTTCCTCTGGACTGGAAGGCTCTGTAGTCTACCCTGGCGACATCATCAGCATCAGTGATCAATTCCGCGCGGGGCACGCACGCATCGGTGGGCGCATCATCTCTGCTTCCGACGCAAGCAATGTGACTTTGGACGCACCAGTCACACTCGCCCCCGGCACCTCCTACACGCTCTCGTGCCAAACGCTTGTTGGCCTTGAAACCAAGCCAGTGAGCACACCGGCAAGCACGACTTCTACCTTGAGCGTGTCATCTCCGTTTTCTTCTGCACCGGCTGCGGGCACTTCGTGGTTGCTCAGCACACCCACTACGGATTCGTTGTGGAGGGTGACAGATGTTACAAAGGACACGGGCCTTACATACACTGTGTCGGCTTTGCGGCATGACCCGGCGAAGTACGCCATGCTCGGCTTGATTGCTGGCGACACGATCCCACGGAAGGACACCAGCACGGCCATCGCCGTCCCCGCCAACCTCAGCATCATCGCCACTACACGCACACTTCAAGATCGCAATGTGCAAGTGCTCATGGCCTCTTGGGACCAAGACAGCGCCTCTAGCTACCATGCTCAGGCATCGCGTGACTTTGGTCCGTGGACTGACATGGTGGTGACAGGACCTACCGCGCTACTCGACGACGTGCAGCCGGGCACCTACTCCGTGCGGGTGTGTGGTGTTTACAAGTCTGGAAACTCCGAATGGGCGAGCGGCTCCTACACCGTGGTGGCAAGCTCAACACAGCCTGATTGGATCAAGTCCGCATTGGATGGACTCGCTAGCATCGCCTCGGACAACATTCTCAGCTCTGGAGAAAAATCAGCCGTAGTACTCGACTACACCAACATCACGAATGAGCAAGCCGGAATTGATGCCCAGGCAGATGCCTACGGAGTGAGCCGCACGTCCTACGACGTTGCCGTCTCAGTTCTGACCACCTACCTCGGAACACTACCCGGCTGGAACGTCATCCCCGGCTCAGACGTGCCCATCGTGGGAACCACCTTCCGGCAGAAGTTCGCCGATGTGTATTCCAACAGGCAGTCCCTTCTCAATGCGATCTATGCCAAGGCGAAGGCCCTTGCGGATGCGGCTAACGATCTGGCTGGCTCACCCATCAAGCCGATTCTCTTCAAAGATTTCTCCGGTGGCCTTCCTGCCGGTGTCACATTCCCAGGCACCGTCGCATCGAGTGACAATGGGACGACCACGACAATCACCAACACGGTTGCTGACCAAAATCTAAGGTTTACTGGGCTGAACCTGGACCCAACAAAATCCTACGCAATCGCCATGCGGGTCAAACTCATTACAGGCCCATGGGAAGGTGTCATCTACCCAAGTAATGCCGGTCACGGTGAGAACTCTGGCTACCGCAAAGTGATTCCAGCCCCAACCGTAGGCGTCTGGACCACCATCGTCGCGGACATGCGAACACTCACTGTGGGCGGGTCTGACTACATGACCGGCGGGAATGTTCTCGCCCTCCGATTCGACTTCATCAATGATCTAGGAACATCGGTAGCCATTGACTGGATATCCGTTGGTGCGTTTGGCACCGTGTCACAGTCAGACGTGGATGCGGCACAGTCCGGCGTCAACACGATCAACGATCCCGACACCCTGACCACGGGCGAGAAGCCGCAGATCATCCTCGACTACAACGCGATCACGGGCGAGAACGCGGACCTCGTGGCGAAGGCCAATGCCTACAGCGTGAGCCACTCCACCTATGACACGGCCTATTCCGCGCTGATGTCCTACCTCTCCACGCTCACCAGCCCCACGGCCTGGAACTCACTCAGCGGCACCACATCGCTCGGCACCGGGAATCGCGTGGCCCTGTGGAACCCGAAGTGGACCGCCGTGAAGAATGCCGCCGCCGATCTTCGGAACGCCATCGCGGTGGGCACGGCGCAGAACGCGATCAGCATGGCGGCGACGGATGCCACGAACAAGGCAAACGCCGTGCAACTCGCTTCACAGCCGCATCAGGTCGCGTGGGCCTATGCGTCGAAGCCCGCGCTGCCGAATGCGAGCTATCCCGCAGGCTACTACGCCATCACCACGGACGCCCGCACGGTGCAGGTCAACGCGGCAGGCACGGCGTGGACTGATGTGCTGGTGGCGGCAACGGGGCTATTCGGGCAGTTGATTTCTAGCCAATTGACGGTGACGAACCTCGACAATCTGATCCCCAATGGGACCAGCGATCAAACTCCGCCTACCGGTGGCTGGCCTGCTGGCTCATTTGAAGCGGCGTGGCTGGATCACTCCGGGCCTAACGCCTTCTCGGGGGACTACGCCCGCGCGGTGTACCACACAAACGGAACTTACAGCGGCACAGACTTGGCCCACATCCCCTGTGCTGCTGGTGACAAATATTACATGGAGTGCATGGCAAAGTCTCAGGGCCCAGGTATGCAGGCTATGGGTTGTTATTTCCGGGACGCCGCAAACAATACAGTTGGCTGGGGCTCGCCGACTGTAGTTAGCTCAACCTCTTATGCCAAAGCCTCATGTATTGGCACCGCGCCAGCGGGCGCGGTGCTCATGGTCATATACCTCGAAGTGAACGATGCACAGCCATCTGGGTGGTACTGGTTCGACAACCTATACGCCCGCCGCATGGCCGACGCCTCCATGATTGTGGACGGCACGCTCCAGGCACTCGTGGCGCGGGTGCCGTTGCTTTACTCGCTGGACATGCGGAGCGGTTCGGACGAGAACGGATACCATGCGGGCACGGCCATCTCGGCGCCCATCGGTTTCAGGATCAGCGCGGGTGGTTTTCCTTCAACCTTACTTGGCGGCGAAACATTCACCGCGCAAATGGAACTAGGCTACGGCGTCAATCTCGCAGGCTATAAGTTGTCTGGTCTGACCGCCCGTGCCATGAGCGCCATCGGCGACAACGGGCAGGCTGGAACGTCATTCCGGTGCTTTTATCGGGGCAGTAATGACCCTGGCACCAATGGCGGACGCCCCAACATTTCTCAGCTAACCGTTACGCCAAGGCTCTACCAGGTAGCCAGCCCCTACATGGGGCGCATCGATCTCAAGCTGGCGCCAAATTCATACACGGATAATTTGGATGGGCTCTCCTACGCCAAGATCGAGTTGTTCAGCCAGTCCGCCGCTGGTACAACTGCCACGCTGACCGCAAGGGGCGTCTACTACTGCCCGCTTGGGGACCGTATTTACTACAACCCGACGAGCGATTCAGATGCCGGGAACGCGTCCTATGCCACACAGGTTATCGCTGAGGCGATTCTGTCAGGAGTCCCGGCGTGCAAGGTCACACTCTACGGCGCGGCGGGATCGAGCGACACCCATTGCTTCTACTCCGCGTCTGGGTGGACTGTCGGCACCGCGCTCACGGACAATGGCACGTCTTGGCCGTCAGGTATCACGGGGGCATCGGGTGGCGGAACGGGTGGCGGAACGGGTGGTGGAGGTAACTGTCCTGCTCCTGATGTGCCTTTGCTCATGGCCGACGGCACCGAGAAGCCATCGGGTGTTGTCCGCGTTGGCGACCGTGTTGTGGCCTGGGACGAATCCGAAGGGTGCGTGTGCGTTGAGGAAGTCACACACGCATCCATGAGCACAAACCACCGATGGCTGCTTGTGCTTTCCAACGGGCGCACGGGCAGGTTCGCTGCCAATCACCGATTCCTACTCGGCGATGGCCGCTGGCAAGAACTACAGCACTTGGTCCACGGCGATGTGCTGACGAACGGCCTAGTTGTAGAGTCCGCACGGGCCGACGTTTACGGGCCTGTCGTCAAGATCACCGTCAATCGCGTCCACACTTACACCACGCTTGGCGTGGTATCTCACAATGTGAAGCCACAATAGCTGGAGGAGCCTACCATGGCTGACGCCCTTCAAACCCTCGCCCTTCTCAACGGAAAGGAGGCTGCACTTATCCAGGCCAAGGCTCTGGTGGATCAGTGCGCCGCCTCCATCGCCAAGCTCCAGGTGGAGAACTACAACACAAAGGTGCCCGTTGTGGCGTCTCTCCAGGGGCTTGACTCTATCGGAGAGTTCTCCAGTGTGGACCAGCTTCTTCGGCAGGAGCGGTTCGCCGGAAAGTCCGCGAGTGTGGACTACATCAAGGCCAACCCGACCTGCGCCGAGGCCGATGCCATCGCCGCCTGGGCCTCGGCTGGGATCGCGGCCACTGGGCTCCAGGCCCTCATCGTGCCCGCCGAGAACTACGCGGCGATCTACCGCGCCAACCTCGCCAAGGCCGGGATGATCCCCGACACCACCTGGGAGAGCCAGCGGGCCTGGATCGTGGCGACGGACAAGGCCGTGAGCATGGGGGCCTAGATGCAGACCGGCGATCTAGTCATGTTCCGAGGGCGAGGCCCCGTAGCCGCCGTCATTCGCTGGTGGACCCGTAGCGCCTGGGACCACTGCGGGGTGCTCTGGGTGGTAGATGGCGAGCCGTTGGTCCTTGAGGCCCGCGCCATCGGCGGTGTGTCCTGCCACGCCCTCCGCAACCGCATGAAGGACGCCCCCACTGTCTTCCACACCGGGCGAACCGTTGACGTGCCCATGGTCCTCCAGCACCTCGGGGACCACTACTCCGCCAAGGACGCGATCCTGGCGGGCCTAGGAGATCCTGGGGACCATGCGGGCTGGGAGTGTGCCGAGTTCGCGGCCCTGGTCCTTGGCCTGGACCACGAGGCGCGAGGGTGGACGCCGCAGGTATTGATAGAGGCACTTGGTGGCAAGGCTGCCTTGATCGCGGCGGTATCATAACGCAAGTCGCGGCACTGCGCCGCACAGGAGGTTTGATATGGAACTTTTACTTCAACGCAAGCCGAGCAAAGACGACACCACACTAGGCGACCTGTTTCTGGAAAGTGGCGCCCACTTCTGTTACACGCTCGAAGACCAGGTGCGTGTGGACGACCCCTCCACACCGGAAGACGAAGGCAAGAAGGTGTACGGGAAGACTGCCATACCGGCGGGCCGCTACAAGATCACCATAACCTTCAGTCCGAAGTTCCAGAAGGACATGCTGCTGGTGAACGATGTTCCTGGGTTTACCGGCATTCGCATCCACAGCCTTAACACAGCAGAAGATACACTGGGCTGCATCGGGGTGGGCCAAGTAACTGACTCTGACACGCGCATCCACGGTGGCTCTGTCGTGCTTCCACAGCTTTTCGCCATGGTCAAGAAGGCGCTGGAAAGCCATGACGAAGTTTGGCTCACCATCAAGGATGCGGCATGAACACTCAACCGGAAGGCTGGCTAAAGGACAAGCGCGGAAACTGGTCATTCACGCGCATTGCCTCACTCATCGCGCTCATCATAGCTGTGTCCATGTGGATTGTCGGTGTGCTTCGACCTGACGTAGCCGCCTACTGCCAGCAGGGCACAGAAAAATTCCTCGACTTCGCCAAGTGGGCCTTCGGAGCGGGAAAAGTGATGGAAGAGCTAGGTCCCATCAACAAGACAGGAGACAAAGATGGGCAGTAAGACGATTATCTACGCCATCGGCGCGGCAGTGCTGGGTCTTCTGATCTGGTGGGGCGTGGTCAAGGGCATGGCCGCGTATCATTCCCACAAAGGGTCAAGCCAGGAGACCATATCGCACAATGAGGACGCCTCGGCCAACTCCCACGCCACCGCAGCGCAGGCCATTCCCGATCACGTTGCGGAGCTACAGGCTGCTGAGGACAGGGCCAAGGCTTCTGAGGCCAAGGCCGCACGCCTGCTTCGTGAGCGTGACGAGTTACTTGCCAAGCTCGCCGCTAAGCCCGTGCCTTCCACCGCCACTGCCGATGAGGTGGCCGCACGCGACGCCGTGATCGCCAAAGACAAAGAGGTCATCGAGGCGCTACAGGTGTCGAATGCGGATCTGTCCTCACAGGTGGGCACGCTCAAGGTGGCGCTCTCTGACAAGACGCTCCAGTACCAGGAGATGTACCAGGCGTTCCAGCATGAGCAGAAGGCCAGACTGGCACAGCAGGCGGCGACCGATGCCTGGAGGAGTGCTGTCAAGGAGGCCAGGACGCAGGGCAGGCTAGAAGGTGGTGGCGCTGTGGGTACGATTTGGGTCGTCACGAAATTGCTTTTGAAATAATCTCCGCATAACTAGTTAGTCATAAGTAAAAATCCGGGCCACGTATTGGCCCGGATTTTTCATGGATTCGCCGGTAGGATTCGCCGGTAGGATTCGCCGGTAGGATTCGCCGGTAGGATTCGCCGGTAGGATTCGCCGGTAGGATTCGCCGGTAGGATTCGCCGGTAGGATTCGCCGGTAGGATTCGCCGATGGGCTCCATTGATCGCGCCGGTAGGATTCGCCGGTAGGATTCGCCGATGGGCTCCATTGATCGCGCCGGTAGGATTCGCCGGTAGGATTCGCCGGTAGGTTTATACTCTAGCTAGATAGCTATATAGTGACATAGAGACATACCGCACCATACTATACTATACTATGCCGCTATGTTACTAATTAGCGCATTAAAAAAATCCTTGCGCTAGCGTATAAATTGGCTATGTTGTTACCCACGGGATGGACCCGATGGGAGGCGCGAATATGGCGCACACACTAGAGGCACTATTAACTCTTGCGGTATCGACCGTGACCGATTTAGACTCGGCCCTAGATAGCGATCCCGCGCATGTTCTCACGTACGCGACGGACCTCGCATTCACACTCGACGAAGCCCGCAAGTTGCCCGGTGCCGATGAATCCATCGAAGACATATTGCACGAGGTACTCGCGATCCGTGAGGCCATGGAACGCGCCGACGAGGAGCGGCCCGCGCGGTACGGTGCCCCGTGGTCCGAGCTATTGGACCACGTATTTTCGCGCCTTGCCTATCTCCACTCCGCCGTAACGGGGCGGCCCATGAATTCGTGCATGTCGTACGTCCCACGCGTACACCATAGCGCCACGGTCCACTAGTCCATCACCGGGCCGGACTTCCCGGCCCCATGCGCCCGGCATCCTTCGGGCATTGGAGGTTTACCCATGCGTACGATCACCGCTCCCGCGAACCGCAAGCCCGTCGCGCCACCCGTGAGGCCCACGGCCAAGCCCGCCAAGGCCACGGCCAAGCCCACGGCCAAGCCCGCCAAGGCCACGGCCAAGCCCACGGCCAAGCCCGCCAAGCCCACGGCCAAGCTCACGGCCAAGCCCACGGCCAAGCCCACGGCCAAGCCCGCCAAGGCCCCCAAGCCCGCCAAGGCCCCCAAGCCCGCCAAGGCCCCCAAGCCCGCGCCCGTTCCCATGACGCGCGAAGATATGAAGTATCTCCGGACCCACCTTGACTCAGTACTCGCTTCCGCGCGCGGCGAGATCATGGACCTCACGGACCTTTATGACGAGGTGCCGGAAAGGATGCTCACGCGTGAAGGCCTCCGCAATTATCGGGAATTTTTCGTCACCCTCCGCAACCTCGGTTTCACCATGAATCCCGGCGAAGCCAAGGCCAAGAAGACGGCCCCCGAAGCCAAGGCCAAGGCCAAGAAGACGGCCCCCGAAGCCAAGGCCAAGAAGACGGCCCCCGAAGCCAAGGCCAAGAAGACGGCCCCCGAAGCCAAGGCCAAGAAGACGGCCCCCGAAGCCAAGGCCAAGAAGACGGCCCCCGAAGCCAAGGCCAAGGCCAAGAAGACGGCCCCCGAAGCCAAGGCCAAGGCCAAGAAGACGGCCCGCCGATAGCTCACCTAGCGGGCCGGGAATGTCCCGGCCCGCTATTCTTCCACGTTCCCACCTACCGCATGAGGTTACGTCATGGCCAAGACTCCCGCTCCCGCTCCCATCTCCGTCACCATCAAGAACGGGCGGCTCGTCGTCGATATGCCCATTAACTCGGTCCCGGTCATGTCCGCTACCGGGAAAACACTCGTCATTGCCTCGACGCATGGCAACATTGAAACGGGCGCCACGTACGAGGGCCACCCGGTGGTACTCGGTCTCAACGCGTACTTCCGCAACCGCTAGGCTAGCTAGCACGTGCACTACGGGCCGGGAATTCCCGGCCCGTAGTGTGTACAAGATGGCTAGTTAGGCAATAATTACCCACGCTCCGGCCCATGGGAGGCTTCCCGGCCACGCTCCGGCCCATGGGAGGCTTCCCGGCCACGCTCCGGCCCATGGGAGGCTTCCCGGCCATGCTCCGGCC